GCGTTTCACCTTCTTTGCCCGGTGATTTGAACCATTGGGCTTTTACGCCGTCCGCTTTGAACGCGTCATTAATGATCACGCGGCCGCCAGCCAATTTACGCTCGGCTTTTCCCTCGGCCGTGATTAGAGTGAACACGTTAACCTTGGCCGTCTTGGCCGTCTTGGTTGTCTTGGTTGTCATAGTATAGACTCCTGTTATCGCGAGCCACACAATGTGGCCCGTTCGATAGATACACACTAACAGGTTATGACGTGATGTATATAGATAGATTGGCATAAGACTAAACAAAAATGAATGTTAGTGAGCTCACTAACAAAAAACGCAAAACGCTGACAGGCCGAACCCACCCTACCCCCATGCCCCGCTTAGCTTTAGGAGTCCCGTAGTATCGTAGATACTACTAGTCTGGGTGAATATTTTTCTGTTTTTTGAGATTGGCGACCCCCACCCCCCTATATATAGGAAAGGCCCCCCATAGGAGTCCCAAGCTCTATTTGATGGGGGGTACTATGTGAACCGCACGGGTATCAATATTAACATATGCAATACGCACACCTAGTTTCTTTTGTACATCGGTGCGTTTTCGGTGAATCCTTGATGGCGACCTTCTGTTCTTTTGCTGCCTTATTCGATCTTTCTTAGCGTCCAGCAGTACAATTTTATGTGTTACCTTGTGGACTGCTATTAAGTCTGCTGGCCCGTTGGCAGCGAGGGGGATAAATACATAGTAATCTAACCGTAAAAAATGCTCAGTTAGTATTGTCTCACATATCCTACCGTAGAATTGGTGTTTAGACATACCGCCCCCTAGATTTATTGCACCGCACCTATACACAGTATAACAAAATAGGTGGCCTTGTCAGAAAATTACTGTATAGTGTGTTAACGGTTAATTAAACCTGCGGAATATAATGACTATAGTTGTAGAGACAGAGCTTAACGTGCCTTACTCTAAAGACATGCCCTACGCGGACTTAAAGGCTCGCGTGGAGGCGGCTTGCAATACTGTGCAGGAACTAACCGAACACGGTTTAGAAGTTGACCCCACTAAAGAAGATAAAGATGTAGCCGCTAGTATTGCGTTGGCGTATGCGGAAGACCCAGAGAAGACGAGTAAGAAGGTAACAGTTAAGAGAGCTGCTACCATGACCCCCGCTTCGTTGGTCTTAACTAATAATATTTTGCAAGAGTTTGGGCGCTCCGTTGTAGAGAGCGCCGTTCAGATTCGGCATATGGTTACCAACAAGCTAGTACTTGAGTCAGATAACGCGGACCCCCGCGTGCGTCTTCGTGCACTTGAGTTACTGGGTAAGATATCTGACGTAGGTCTCTTCGCCGAAAAGTCCGAAGTTACTATAACTCATCAGTCTACAGATGACCTACGGCTCAAGTTACGGTCTAAGTTAGCTAGGCTAGTTAACCCTGAGTCGGATGACTGCATTATTATTGACGGGGATGCAGTGGACGTTGAGGAAGAACTTGGACTGAAGTCGAGCGCTGAGGATGAGTAGTACAGCTCTGGAATTTACGGAAGATGAAGTCCAAGCGATGTTGGCAAACCTCGATGAGTATAGCGCCGAGGAAGTTGAAGAAATAGATAGGCTTGTAGATGAGCTAGCGGCTAGGAAACATAATGAAGCCGCGCACGAAGACCTCATTGAGTTCTGTAAACATATGATGCCGGAATTTATTGTTGGTAAACATCACAGGATTCTCGCTGATATGCTTATGGCTATCGAGCGTGACGAGAAAGACCGCATATGTGTTAACATCCCACCACGTCACGGGAAGTCGCAGCTTGTGTCTATTATGTACCCTGCGTGGTTTTTAGGGCGGAACCCGACTAAAAAAGTTATGATGGTCTCTCACACTACAGACCTAGCTGTGGATTTTGGACGTAAGGTGCGGAACCTTATTAATACAGAACAATATCGCGAAATATTTCCAAATGTTTCACTCGCATCGGACTCAAAATCTGCCGGTAGGTGGAACACAAGCGTTGGTGGAGAGTATTACGCGTGTGGTATTGGTAGCGCACTGGCGGGCCGTGGCGCTGACTTGTTATTGATAGATGACCCACACTCAGAACAAGACGTTATTAATGGTAATTTTGAAGTTTTTGCGAAAGCATACGAGTGGTTTACGTTTGGTGCTCGTACTCGACTTATGCCGGGGGGCCGTGTAGCCATTATTCAGACTAGATGGCACATGGATGACCTCACTGGGCGTGTTACAAGAGATATGAGCCAGAACGAAGGGGCGGATAAGTATGAAATAGTGGAGTTTCCTGCTATTTTAGACGTAGATAAGGAAGATGGCACCGCTGTCCAGAAGCCTTTATGGCCTGAGTTCTTTGATTTGGAGGCTTTGGCTCGTACAAAAGCCTCTATGCCGGTGTTTCAGTGGAACGCGCAGTACCAACAGCAGCCTACGGCGGAAGAAGCGGCGCTTATAAAGCGAGAATGGTGGGGGTCTTGGGAAAAAGAAGACCCGCCTAGCTGTGAATACATTATTATGTCCCTAGACGCCGCTGCGGAAACACATAACCGTGCAGATTACACCGCGCTCACGACATGGGGGGTGTTTTTTAACGAAGAAGTTAGTGAATACCACATTATACTACTAAATAGCATTAAACAGCGGGTAGAATTTCCTGAATTGAAGAAGTTGGCTATGGAGGAGTACTCCGAGTGGGAGCCTGACTCGTTTATTGTGGAGAAAAAGAGTGCTGGAGCCGCGTTGTATCAAGAAATGCGGCGTATGGGGTTACCGGTATCTGAATACACCCCACATAGAGGGTCCGGGGATAAATTAGCGCGGTTAAATTCTGTAGCAGACATAGTAGCGTCCGGTATGGTATGGATACCACAGACGCGTTGGGGTGAAGAGCTTGTGGAAGAGATTGCAGGGTTTCCCTTTATGAGCCATGATGACTTAGTTGACTCAACGGTTATGGCTCTTATGCGTTTTAGGCAAGGAGGGTTTATTACGTTGCCTTCTGATGAAGCAGAACCTATCAAATACTTTAAGCAACGCAGTGGTGGGTATTATTAAGGAATAGAATATGGCTATTGAAAAAGGATTATATGAAGCCCCCGCTGGTATTGACGAAGATATGGGTGAGGGAGAAGAGGTAGGACTTGAGATTGAAGTCGTCAATCCAGACATGGTTACTTTGGATGACGGCAGTGTAGAGATTACCCTTGTGGCTGGAGAAGACCTTGGGGCTACCGAGTTTACCGCTAACCTTGCAGAAAACCTAGATGATAATGTGTTAGCTTCTCTTGCAGATGAACTCATTGATTATGTAGATAGTGACGTAGAAGGCCGCAAAGATTGGGCAGACACTTTTGTTAAAGGGCTCGACGTATTAGGATTTAAATACGAGGAACGCACTGACCCATGGGATGGTGCGTGTGGCGTGTACTCTACAGTACTAGCTGAAGCCGCTATCCGCTTTCAGGCAGAGACTATGAGCGAGACGTTTCCCGCTGCAGGTCCGGTACGAACTAAAATTCTAGGCGAAGAAACATCTGAGAAAGAAGAAGCCGCTAATCGTGTCCGTGCGGATATGAACTATGAGCTTACTGAGCAAATGGTAGAGTATCGTCCCGAGCATGAGCGTATGCTTTATAGTCTTGGGCTAGCAGGTTCTGCATTTAAGAAAGTTTACTACGACCCTAACCTTGGTCGGCAGATAGCTATCTACATTCCAGCAGAAGATGTTATCGTGCCTTATGGAGCATCTCATATAGAGAGTGCCGAACGTGTTACTCATGTAATGCGTAAAACTAAAAACGAACTTAAGAAACTACAAGCTAATGGCTTCTATAGAGACGTAGACCTCGGAGACCCACAAGCCTTCCACACAGATATTGAAAAACGTAAAGCAGAGGAAGGCGGGTTCTCTATTACTGATGACGAGCGGTATGCACTTTACGAGATTCACGCAGACCTTGTTATCGATGGAGCAGGAGATTCTGAGGACGACGAGATTGCTCGCCCATATGTGGTTACTATTGAGCGGGGCACCTACGAAGTTCTATCTATTCGCCGAAACTGGAACCCTGACGATCCGCTTATGCTTAAGCGCCAGCATTTTGTACATTATGTATACGTGCCGGGATTTGGATTTTATGGGCTTGGGCTGATCCACATTATTGGTGGGTACGCTCGTGCGGGTACTTCTATAATTCGCCAGCTCGTAGATGCGGGCACACTGTCTAACCTTCCGGGGGGCTTAAAGACACGTGGGCTACGTATTAAAGGAGATGATACGCCTATCGAGCCCGGTGAGTGGCGTGATGTAGACGTGCCGTCTGGTAGTGTTCGTGATAATATCATGCCCCTTCCGTACAAAGAGCCTTCACAAACTCTACTCGCCCTACTCGATAAAATTACAAACGAAGGCCGTAGGCTAGGCGCTATCAGTGACATGAACATCTCTGATATGTCGGCTAATGCTCCGGTGGGCACGACACTTGCGTTGCTTGAGCGTACACTTAAACCTATGGCTGCAGTACAGGCCCGCGTACACTATGCTATGAAGCAGGAGTTTAAACTCTTAAAGGCTATTATGGCTGAGTACGCTCCTGCGGAATACGGGTATCAGCCTCTCCGAGGAGAGGTTACTGCACGACAGGCTGACTACGCGCTAGTAGATGTAATTCCTGTTAGTGACCCTAATAGCTCTACTATGGCCCAACGTGTTGTGCAGTACCAAGCTGTCCTACAGATGGCTCAATCTGCCCCACAGATTTACGACTTACCTGCGCTTCATAGGCAGATGATCGAGGTGCTAGGAGTTAAGAACGCAGATAAATTAGTGCCAACTACAGATGATATGAAACCGGCTGATCCTGTTAGTGAGAACATGGACGCACTAAACGGCAAGCCTATGAAGGCGTTTATCTATCAGGACCACGACGCGCATATCGCTACACACACTTCGTTTATGCAAGACCCGATGGTCGCTAAATTAATTGGGCAGAACCCTCAAGCACAGCAGATTATGGCCTCACTACAAGCGCATATCGCTGAGCATCTTGGGTTTAGCTACCGTAAACAGATTGAGGAGCGGCTCGGTGTCCCACTACCTGCGCCAAATGAAAACTTACCTGAAGTTGTTGAAATCAATCTGGCGCGGCTTATGGCAGACGCTGGCAAACAACTTACTCAGTCCCATCAGCAGCAGGCTGCGCAACAACAAGCTCAGCAACAGAATCAAGACCCTGTATTACAACTGCAACGCCAAGAGATGGCTACTAAGGAAGCTGAAGTTCAGCGCAAGACGCAGAAAGATCAGATGGATATGCAGTTACGTATGGCTGAGCAGCAACGTAAAGCTCAGTCTGATAAAGTTGGAGCTATTATTGAAGCTCAAAAACTTGAGTTGGAGAAAACTTCACTTATTGTGGACGCGCAGAAAGATAAAGTAAAAGTTGACGCTGCCCTTAAAGCAGACGCGGATAAACTAGACCTTGAGATATTTAAAACTGTAACCGCTCCTAACAAGGGGAAATAAGGACATTTTATGGCTAACACCGTCTTTGGCGTGCTTAAAGAACGTATCGAGGAGCAGCGCTCCTCTGCAGTGGACTTCTTATCTACCGGTAGTACTAAAGACTACGCGGAATATAAGGAATTGTGCGGTTTAATTCGGGGTCTCGACTCCGCGCTCTTACACATGGAAGACCTCTTGCGAAACCATATGGAAACTGATGATGACTAATGCAGCTAAAAAACAACGTTCCGAGGAAGAAGTTTTTGAGGCCCAACTACCGCGACCTGCTGGGTATCATATTCTGATTGCTTTGCCTGAAATCGAAGAAACTTATGGGGATAGTGGGATTATTAAGACTGATACCGCGAAGCACCATGAGTACATCATGTCAATTATTGGCCTTGTGGTCGATATGGGAGACATGGCCTACAGCGACAAAGAGCGATACCCAACCGGCCCTTGGTGTAAACCGGGGGATTTCGTAATGTTCCGGGCTAATAGTGGGACACGGTTTAAAGTTGGGGAAAAGGAATTTCGTTTGATGAACGATGACAGTGTAGAAGCTGTTGTTCCTGACCCCCGTGGTATTGTAAAAGCGTAGGAGATAATCTAATGCCGTTTGAAAAAGTTGAGTTCTCACTTCCAGACCCAGATACAGGGGACGAAGGCATAGAGATAGAAGTTGCCCCGTCTTCAGCAAAAACTATGGGAGAGCCAGATGAAGCACCAGCTAGCCCGCCTGAAGAAGATTTTGCTGTTGAAGTCGTAGACGACACACCTAAAGCTGATCGTAATCGGAAAGCATCTGACCCTCCCGAAGATGTAACCGAGGATGAGCTAGGAGAGTACTCTGAAAAAGTACAGAAACGAATTAAGCATTTTAGTAAGGGCTACCACGATGAGCGAAGAGCTAAAGAAGCAGCGCTACGTGAACGCCAAGAACTAGAACGTGTTACACAGCAGCTTATAGAAGAGAATAAAAATCTAAAGGGCACAGTTGGAAAAAACCAAACTGCACTTTTGGATCAAGCTAAGCACGCTGTGGATACGGAACTAACAGAAGCCAAACGTGCGTACAAAGATGCGTACGAGTCTGGTGACTCAGAAGCGGTACTAGAAGCACAAGAAAGTTTAACTACCGCTAAAATAAAGGCAGATAGGCTAAACAATATAAAGCTACCCCCTTTACAGAGTAACGAGTTACCTGTAGATTCAGAAGAACCGAACAACCAACCCGCTCCAGCGCAGGTTGATGCACGAGCCGAGGAATGGGCAAAGTCTAATCCATGGTTTGGCACAGACGATGAGATGACAGGTTACGCGCTGGGGTTGCATGAAAAACTTGTCAAATCGGGCGTAAGTCCGCAAAGTGATGAATACTACGAGGCACTTAACTCTCGTATGCAAAGGTTATTTCCTGAGAATTTCGATTCTGATGAGGTAGCTGAAGACGACACGCCGAGACGGCAAGCGAATGTGGTTGCCCCCGCTACGCGGAGCACAGCACCTAAGAAGGTGGTACTAACGCAAACACAAGTAACACTTGCAAAACGTCTAGGACTTACACCGAAACAATACGCCGAACAGGTTGCAATAGATATGAGGAAAGCAAAAAATGGCTGAGAACCGAATCGCCCGTGACAATGAGACCCGTGAGAAGAGTACCCGCACAAGAGCTTGGCAGCGCCCGGAGGTTTTACCATCTCCCGATCCTGAGCCGGGGTATAAGTATCATTGGGTACGTGTTTCCACGCAAGGTCAAGTAGACGCCACTAATGTTTCCTCAAAACTCCGTGAAGGTTGGGAACCTGTAAAAGCAGTAGATCACCCAGAGATTACTATGGTTTCTGTGGAACAAGAGCGTTTCAAAGATAATGTAGTGATTGGTGGGCTTATGCTTTGCAAAGCTCCGGCTGAACTCGTTGAAGAACGTTCCGCTTATTACAAAGAACAAAGCGATTCGCAGATACGGTCAGTAGACAACAACCTTATGCGGGAAAACGACCCTCGAATGCCGCTATTTAATGAGCGAAAGTCGAAGGTTACTTTTGGCAATGGAACTTAAACCTAAATAGGATATAAATCATGTCTACTACAAGTGCAGGTTACGGGCTTATCCCCGTAAAACGAGCTGACGGTATGCCATATGCTGGTGCCCGCGATTCGTTTTTGATTACCCCTGCAGGTGTTTCTCAGAACATTGGCTACGGCTCAATCGTTGAGATCGCTGCAGGATACGTGCAACTCGCTAGTGGTACTGGCGCAGATGCGACTACTAACAATCTCGGCGGTAGCTCTATCGGCGCGCTGGGTGTGTTTGTTGGCTGTGAGTACGTTAACGCTCAAAACCAAACAATCTTCTCTCAGTACTACCCTTCAGGTACGACTAACGCTACGGCGTTTGTTATCACTGATCCGGGTGTTACTTTCCAAGCACAGGCAGACGGCCCAATCGCACAAACTGCATTGGGGCACAATGCTCCACTCACTGGTGCGCAAAACGCTACTACCTCTATCGATACCTTTACTGGCAAGTCTGTTATGCAGATCGACGCTACTACTGCTACAGCAACCAAGGCATTTAAAGTTATCGGGTTTGTAACCAGACCGGGGTCTACTATTGGCGATGCCTATACTGATGTATTGGTAAAGATTAACTCACCGTATCATCAGTATGGTACGGGCATCGTAGGAGAATAAATCATGGCTATTTCACGCTCCCAACTACTGAAAGAACTTCTCCCCGGACTTAACGCGTTATTCGGTTTGGAATACGCAAAGTACGGTGAGGAACACAAAGAGATTTTCGAAACGGAAAGCTCAGATCGTTCTTTCGAAGAAGAAGTAAAGCTGTCTGGCTTTTCTGCTGCACCTGTTAAAGGCGAAGGCTCTGCCATCGAATATGACAATGCACAAGAATCATGGTCAGCTCGCTATACGCACGAAACTGTTGCAATGGGCTTCTCTGTTACTGAAGAAGCTATTGAAGATAACTTGTACGACTCTCTGTCGTCTCGTTATACGAAGGCATTGGCTCGTGCTATGGCGTACACCAAACAAGTTAAAGGAGCAGCCGTTCTTAACAACGCTTTCTCCGGTACTACGTATGGTGACGGCAAAGTTCTTTGCACCACGGACCACCCACTTGTTTCGGGCGGTACAAACTCCAACGAACCAGCGGTTGCTGCTGACCTCAACGAAACTTCGCTTGAGGCTGCTGTTATCCAAATCTCTGGTTGGACGGACGAACGTGGTCTGTTGATTGCCGCTAAACCGCGCAAGCTCGTGATCCCACCAGCTCTTCAGTTCGTCGCTACTCGACTGCTGGAGACTGAAGGTCGCGTTGGCACGGCGGATAACGACCTCAACGCACTCCGCAATAACGGCTCGATTCCTGAAGGCTATGCTATCAACCACTATTTGACCGACACGAACGCTTGGTTCCTTTGCACCGACGTTCCAAATGGCTTGAAGCATTTCGTTCGTACCCCAATGAGCACATCTATGGATGCTGACTTTGATACGGGTAACAGCCGCTATAAAGCTCGTGAGCGTTATTCGTTTGGTGTATCTGATCCTCTTGGAATCTTTGGTTCACCCGGCGCATAACAACTTACGTCGTATTATATTAAGGGGAGTACTTGCTACTCCCCTTTTTATTTTGTATACTAACTCATCCCTGACAGTTACATTGTGTAGCTGACACCAGCCAAGACAGGAGATACTCATGGCTAATACGACTTTTAATGGTCCCGTCCGTTCAGTGAACGGCTTTAAAGTTATCAATGAGAACGCAACTACAGGAGCTATTACTGAGACTTCTTCTGTTGCTTCTACAGGCGTTTTTACCAATAAATATATTAAGCACGTTGGTTATGCTACAGGCGTAACAGTGAACACTACTGCTGGCGACAGCCCTACTATTGGAGAGTTCACCCAACCAGCAAATACGATCCTCACAGCTATTACTATTTTCTGCGATGTAGCCCCTGTTATTGGAACGGGCGATATCGGCTACGAGGTTGGTACATCTAGCTCTGGCGCTCAGATTGTTGCTGCGGTTGCAGATGAAATCTTGGATGGCGGCACGACCGTTGTTGTAGGCAACACCACGCTTACTGCACTAGTCCAAACAACTCAAAATGCGGCAACAGCCCCTGTCTCTGCGCAATATACTTCTGCAGAAAGAACTATCTACTGCAACATCACAAATACTGTAGATGCGACAACAGCAGGTTCGTTTACCTTTATTATTGAGTACACTCAGATTGCTTAAATTAAATCGGGGGGAAAAGGCTTTCTCCCCTTTTAAGGAGGTTTAGATGGCAGATGCTGTAACAAGCCAGACTTTAACAGATACTACCCGCCGAGCAGTAATGAAGTTTACTAACTTATCTGACGGTAGCGGGGAGGCGTCTGTTACTAAAGTTGATGTTAGCGCGCTTGCCGCTGACCCAGTAACCGGTGCGGCGTGTACAGGTGTAGTTATTGAGCACATGTATTACGATGTACGAGGCTTAGAAGTCCATCTCTTATGGGACGCTACTACAGACGTTCCTATCTGGTACGCTACTACTGGAAATACTGGAGATTATGACTTCACTAAATTTGGTGGCCTAACCAACAATGCCGGTAGTGGTAAAACAGGGGATATTAACTTCCTTACGACCGCAGCAGCCTCTACTGCTGGGGATACGTACACCATAGTATTATCTATGCTAAAGAGTTACGGATAACAGTTATGCGGCATTATTATAAGTCTGGGGGTCGAGTAAAGAAATCCAGTATGGCTTGTAATAGGCCGCGTAGAACTCCCTCCCACCCAAAAAAATCACATGTTGTAAAAGCATGTTCCGCGGGTAAGGAACGAGTTATTCGTTTCGGGCAGCAAGGTGCTTCTACGGCGGGTAAACCAAAACAAGGTGAATCTGCCCGGATGAAAGCAAAACGTAAATCGTTTAAGGCCCGCCACAGAAAAAACATTTCTCGTGGTAACATGTCTGCAGCGTACTGGGCGGACAAAGTCAAATGGTAACAACACTTATAAAAGGATACTAGCATGCCGATTAAAATTACACCAAAGATGTCATTCAAAGAAGCATTTGCGAAAGCGCGTAAAGAACAAGGCGCTGGCGGAGTATTTGAATACAAAGGTAAAAAGTACACCACTAACCGTGCAGACGATAAGAAAAACATGGCGAAAACGGCTACTCCAAAAGACAAGCTAGAAACTTATGCTGATGACATGTCTGGCGGTATGCCGGAGAAAAAAGCAGCGCGTAATAAAATGAACATGGCAGAACGCAACGCGATTATCAATACTCCAGACGATCTAGGCGACGGGTATGAATTTAAACGCGGGGGCGCGGTAAAAAAGAAAATGGGTGGAATGATGAAATATAAAGAAGGTGGGATGCCTGAAGCTGTCGAGATGATGTTTAAATCAAAAGCTAAAAAGGCCGCAAAAAAGAAGCCTGTTAAGAAAAACATGGGCGGAATGATGGGCTATAAAAAGGGCGGTAAAGTCCGTGGCTGTGGTATGGCTAAACAGGGCGTCCGCGCTGCTAAAATGGTGACTATGAAAGGCTC